GGGGTGCACGAGTGTGCACCCGGAAATATTCACACCCTATCTCTAAGGCCCCCACAGGAGCAAGCTTATGTCTCGGAACCGATCTATCACGCGTTTGAGCGAAAATAAGTTGTTCGTGAGCCCTAACCAGGGAACGCCCATTTATCTGGGCACTCTTCCTTGGGAAAGTGGATCTCTGTCAACTTATTACGCTCGAATGTCTACGATGATCGATTCAACAACACCTGACGGTAGCGTTCGTGTACCTTTAGAGTGCTCCCATACAAATCATTATGCGTCGACTCTCCAGGGTTCTAACCAGGTATGGTTAGCCCCAGGTCTGCCATCTGCATACTTCGATTTGTCAAGTGCAACTCTAATCAGCACAGCGTTGCCGTCTGTCCCTAGCCCGCCTTGGGCACAGTTGGCGAGTGAGCTTGTGTCTCAGTTAGACGGCCTAGTACAGGAGGGAACCCTGTTAGGGGTTACCCTCGCTGAGCTAGGAAAAACAGTTGCAATGATACGCAACCCGTTTAACCTGATGCGAACCGATTGGCGGCGCATCGCCCACAAGGCGACTGCGCGCGAACTCGCTAAGAGTTCAGCTAATCTGTGGTTAGAACATCGTTATGGATGGCTTTCGCTACTCGGTGACCTTAAGTCTTTTGCCAAGACTTACGGTTCCTTGTCGCAACGAGCCTCCGCCGATGATCTAGCGTATCAGACTAACCGATACAGCGCGAGAACGAGCGCGTCGGTTACTCCCTCGACGAACCAGTACTCTACTGGTTCGAAAAGTTCCTGGGATAGTATACTTAGTGATTGGCGTAACAGATCGGGTATGACCTATCGTTGGTCATGTCTGTATACTGGCGCCACAGCTATGTATGCGATGACAATTCGCCAGATCCAACGGCAATTGTCGCCTCTTCGAAGAGCCCATCGCATGATTCATGCGTTAGGTCTTTCTTCGGAAGATATCCTTACAACCCTATGGGAAATGGCGCCTTTCTCCTTTGTTGTCGATTGGTTTCTCGACACGCGAGGGATAGGTTACCCATTCTCCATCTTGAGGTTGTCTCAGCAGGATATAAGGAATCCGTGCTATTCCGTTAAGTTGGAGCAGCACTATAGGGCTCAGTTTTTCCTGGGCGCCTATACCTTATACTACAATTCTCCGTGGACCTACCAGTTGTCTATGCCGGGCACGTGGACTCCTCCATTGTGCACCGGGACGACTGGAATCTCTAGGTCGTATCAGAGATATGTAGGCTTTCCTGCTTCTGGGAACTTTCTCGAGAACTGCACTAAAAGCAGCCTTAGTGTCACTCAAGGCATTTCTGGAGCTTTTCTGATTCTCCAAAAGATGCTAAAGTAAACCAAAGCCCACCTTTGAAAGGGAGTCCTATTATGGCCTCAGCCACTCTTTCCCCCTACAAGTCCAGTGCCGGTACGCAAGCCTTTGTGCTTACGTCCACCTCAGCAACTGGCGCACGTTATCAGGTATCCGGTCGCGAGATCGCATGCCCGTATGTCGTCGAGATACAACGGAAGCTTACCGCTTCCGGGGCCTCTACGAACGACCACGTGACTGTACGTATCGCTCGGACCGAGCGGAATGCAACAACCAGCAAACTGGCCACATGCCAGGCTCTACTGGATATCAGCATTCCCAAGGACCAATCGATAATCGGTGCAACGATGCAGAAGGAAATCCTTTCTGTATTGGCATCGTTACTCAACGAAAGCACTGTCATGGAAGCGACAACCGTCGCAATGACAGCGCTTATCGAGGGTCGTGATCTGTAAGATCGGGGGCTCGCTCCCGAGATAATTGTTCAGGGGCCGCAAGGCCCCTTCACTTTCTCGCGGATGCGGGTAGAGTGGTGATTCTTTAACCATAAAAGGACTGGAGCAGACTATGCTTAACAGCAAAAACGCTATCCAAATCATCCCTTTCTATCAGGAGTTGTTAAATGAGTTTGAAAGCTTGCTTCCCGACGAATCTTTTGCCTATGCTCGAGCAGATTTGGCAAAGCACGAAGGAGATATTCTTCCTTACGTGCAGAGTCTATGTATGCTCGGAAAGGCTCTTGAACGCGCTCTTGTATCTCCGGAAATTTTGGAGATACCCGAAACGCTGACGAGACACGAAGGTTCGAATCTTCCAGAGCTGTTTTATGGGCTCTTTCAGGCTCTTTTCTTCGAGTCTGGATTACGGCGGTATGATGCTGAGGATCGCAACGATCCTTGCGCGGCAAACTCGGCAGTTTATTTGCTCTGCCTACGCCAATATCTCCTTGCTTTTAGTAAAGCCGAAGATATCAGCTGCGTTGTCTCAGAAGAAGATGAAGTTAACTCCTTTGTTAACCGAGTCACTTCTCCCGGACAACCGTGTGCCTTAGATCCTGCCTTGGCCTCCGTGGTGCGCCGCATTCTGCGGATCGTACTCATGGAAGACGACCAAGAAGGTCTTTTGAACGCTCGAATCGAGCAATGGGCAACGATACCTTGGGGACGTCATGGCCCCGGTGCCGTAAGTGAAGGTGAACGAGGTGCGGAGAAATGGCTATTCCGTCATTATTCCGGGCTAATTCGAGAACTTTACGAATATCACCCTGGAATACCCGTGGCTAGTGTGCCTCGGGCGTCATCACTCGATGACGATGGCAGCGTACCCCCCGCGCGACTCGCGATAGTCCCTAAAGACTTTCGTGGTCATCGGTTGATCTGTGTCGAACCCAAAGAGCAGCAATTCGCTCAACAGGGTTTGATGAAGACGCTGTATGACGTAGTCCACAGCCATCCTCTGACGCGCCGGAGTATAGACTTCGCTGACCAGCAGAAGTCGTTCCGGATGTCGCGCGATCACAGATTCGCGACAATAGACCTGAAGGACGCATCAGACTCCTTAAAGCTGGAGGTTTTGCGTGTCTTATTACCTTCTCGGTTCTATCGTCTCGTTAGTCAACTCCGTTCGACTTTCATTCAACTACCTGACGGCGACTTGATTCGGCCGCGGAC